TTTTACTTTTATTTTTGATCTTTGTTTTATTGTTCTCAGTGCGAAATGTTCGATAAATTTCATAATATCAAAGGTTCAACCTTTATTATTAATGAACATTAAATCAGATATCATCATTGGTATATGATTGTAGTTTGTTAAGATTGCAGGTAAGGGGAAAGAACTTATTTCAGTCCCTAGAAATACTTGTCTCTTTGCAAATTCTAAGAAAGTTGAACTTTCATGAGTTTTGTTAATTGAGACTTCTACTCCTAGTTGACTTAATAACCGTTTATATTCTTTAGCTATAATATTGTTATTTATTACAATATCATCGCCTAATAGAACATATTCGGCTGTTCTTCACTCTAAACCGACATTCTTACAAGCCCAATATACTACAAAATGATGAGTTAACGCAAAGGATGCTCATGATGAGTAAGCCCCCATTGGATTTCCAACTGAATAATTAATAAAATTATTTATGTTAGGACATCAAAATGGAGTACCTACCATTATAGCTTCCCAACTCTTTACGAATTGGGACCCTAAGTGATAACTAAGCACTTTTGAAATTAGTTTTATAGGGAATCGATCTGTTGCTGATTTTAAGTCTATAGAGTTAAACTCTTTAGTTTTAAAATCAATTTTTTGTAAGAAACTTGCCTGATCGAAAGTACAATCTTGATTAATTGTTTTAAGTATATTGAATATATAATCATGAAGTGGCTTTAAGCTATTTTGTGATCAATAATCTAATATAGCTATCTCTCTAGTCTTACCTTCAGGTGCTTGTATTCCTACCACTTTACGTGTATAGGGATTCAGTCCAACTGAAGTAGGATGGATAGATAGCATCTTATCTCAATCTTCAATAATTGTTCTTAAAGTTTGTCCCCCAACGACTGAGATATGTTCTTTCATTGTTTCAGATAAACCTTTAAGGTCATCTAATCAAGTAAAGAATGCTCGGCCATTGGGACCAGCTTTAGTGGTAAAAAAGAAGTTTTTGAATCTAGGATAATTACGGAAATACCGTTTTGATCTTTGTTTATCAAACTCTTTTGCTAATCTCAGGTCTTTCCAAAATCCCTTTATTATATCATCATTTACTTCTGCGCTCCCTTGGGGAATGTCAGTTATAGATGTGGTAGATATTTCTATCGGGAGAAGGATTGACTTAGACAGACTTAATATGGTATTGAACAGCCTACATGCTTTAAAAGCTTCGGGTGTATCATTTAACTTAATAAGTCCGTTAAGACTAGAGAAGTTCTTTGAAAACTTTAGGTCTTGTGGTATTCCATTATAGTTACTAAGTTGTGAATAAAAGTGTAATCTCTCTTCTTTAAGGAGATTTAT